TACGCAGAAGGTTAGCCTTCAACAACGGACCTGAAATTCGACCGACGGCCATTGTGTTCTCCTATAAACGGGCATCCTGTGCCTCCAGCCACCTTACATAGCGGGCTGACCACTGTTTGTACTGCAAACCATTACTCGGTCAAGTTTGCATTAACAGTATTTAGTCTTTATTGGAAAAAGGGTATGATCGGCTTAGTCGAAACCGTGGATTACAACGACATCTTTGCCCAGTGGTACAGCACTATCAAAGCGAATGTAACTGCCATTTCTGCCGCCTGGGTTTTGAACTATCGTGTAGTTTACGCCGGCAATTTGAAATACGTTTTCAACCAAAACAATGATGTTTTGTGGTGCTAGTGGAACAGGATCCAAAGGTCCAAACTCTTGCTCTGTAGCATCACCAGTTCCTAGTGTTTGTACAGTGATTGTTTTAGGACGCATGGTACGTGCTTCTTCCCATGCATTGTTTACATAAAATTCAAATTCGTTTGTATCTGTGTTATATCTAATTTGTCCATTTTCAGGAAAGGTTGGACGTTCTGCTGTGTTACCCATAGGAACCTTAACAGCATACTTTGTTCCTAAAATTACCTGACCATTTGCTTCAACAGAAACACTTGGATCTGTAATAAGTTTAGAATTTAATTGTTGTTTTTTGACAAATCTCATTATACCGCTACCGTGCTTATTGTAGCACTAACTGTAGCAGGTGATGTTGTCTGTGCTACAATAGTGTCACCATTTTCTAAAACCAAACGCTCTGAATCCATAATAAATGTTTCGCCTGCTGGCATCTTTAACTGATGTAAAATCTTGTTTTGATCACTTGCAGATCCGCCATTTGGTACAATGTGCAAATCTAAAAATGTATCAGCATCAGTAAGAACCGTACCACTTGGAGACGCAATATTATCTACGTCAGCATAGTTACAAAAAATCATACTTGTAACTGCTGTATCACCAGTGCTGGTGTATAGTGTTGTGAATGTAGCATCTATAAAACTATTTGTAATCGCCATTTTCTTTCCTAAAATAACATGCTATACAGCAATGCTTTCTTTTTACTTACAAGTTCATCTCTTGTACTAGATGTATTTACAAAATATAGTCCAGAACCACCCTCTGCTTCGGTTTGGGAATATAACTTGATTCTACCACTGTCTGCACTTGGAGCACTTGGAGCAACTGCACCTTCAATACTTAGTACATCACGTACAACAACTTCACCTGTACCATTTGTTTCTAAAAACAAACTTGAGTTTGAGTTTTTAGGTCTAATGGTTGTTCCGTCTATTGTAATATCTTGTAATTCTGTTGTAATGGCATTAACACTAAATTTTTCAACACCATCAATTTCTACCGTAAACTCTGAAAGCGGTGCACCTGTGCTTGTGTCATATACCTGTGCTTTTGTGTTGCCTGTTAAAATTCTAGCAATCGCCGCACCTGATACCGCAGTGTCTACATATTTTTTATTTGGAATATCATCGTCATCTGTAACATTGTTTTCATAATCAGCAGTACCAGTAACACTCACAACAGCATTTGGAGCACTTTGTCCTAGAAGAATTAAATCTTCTCCTGTTGTTTCTAGTACGTGTGCCTGTAATGCACCAAGGCCTGAACCTACTTTGAAAGTAAACACACCCGGACCTGTATTGCCGTTTGGTTGAATGTAACTTAGTGTATCATCAAACAACAATGTTGCCGCTGAACTAGAAGGACCTCTATAAATGTTAAGTCCTGCTTGCCCTAAACTAATTCCAGTTAGCGAAGTTTCACCACTGTTGATAGTAATGATGTTATCTTCAACAGTCATGTTTGCTGTTTCAATGGTAGTTGTGTTACCTAAAACTGTTAAATCGCCAGTGATTCTTACTTCTGGAGTATCCATAGTAAGTTTAGTTCCTGGGACCGATGAGGTTACAATCTTATAATCACCAGTTACTTTTAGTACATCTACAGCCATATGTTAAGGATCCTTTGTCTATAGCATTATTTAGTCAAGAGAAAAGGGCAAAGCGAACTTTGCCCTTTTGATAGTGTAATGTTTATACAATTAGATTGCTGTTACAACCATTACGTTTGATGTTGAATCGTCTTGTATAACCCAAGTATAACGATTATTGTTAAAATCTCTGCAAGTTCTGTTGTATAACTTTTTGATTCTAACTTGATCGCCTGTTGAGCCTGCTTTTACTGCGTCGATAGACATTTCATTATCTGCTAATGAATCAACATCTTTGTCTACTAATGTACAGATTCCTTCTGTACCGTCGCCTGCTGGTTGATCATCAACTTTGAATTTGTTTACTGTTCTCTGACGTAAAATAATACCCAAAGAAGTTGCTGATCTACTTGGTAATTTTACATTAACTGAAAAATTACCTTCACCTGTTTCGTCACCACCTAATGCAGTTGTTCCGAAATATTTACTGTTTACTGGTCTTCCCATTTTTTTCTCCTTAGTTTCCCGTTCTAGGGGTTACGCGGTGGGTCATTCCGCATAAGTCTTACAAGATGTAAGCACGTTTAACGACAAATGTATTTAGTCAACTCTAGTAAAGAGATGCATAAGATGCACTGAACTAAAATCTTTTATAGCACGATTAATTTTATCACACTGATCTTTGTGTTTTTGTAAAATACTATCTCTACGTTGTTGTCTATATTGTAATTCTATCTGACTTAGTTTGTTAATTTCAGAACGCATGCCAGCACAGAATCTAGCAACGTCAAATTTAAATTCAGGTGCTGTCTTAATAAGTTCTCTAATATCACTTTCGACATTAGGCCAATCTAAACTGGTTGTAACTTCTCTTATGTTGCTCATACTAATATTTAAGAAGTCATAAAAAAAGGGCGACATAAAGCCGCCCTTTTAATAGTTTTGTAACTAATCTCTTACGAGAATGATACCTTGTCGCCTGCAATAGCAACTTTACCAAGGTAATCAGCCGCATTACCTAGAGACGATGCTGTGTTTGATAACTCAACATATCCGTATCTAGTCATGAAGCCAACAACTGGTTCAAAAGTTGCTGGGTCAAGTACAACACCTGAACTCATTAGAGGGATGTATGGGCAATAGAATGCCGCCGCATCTGTCTCTGAAGAGCCTTTGTAACCAATAAGAACAGCGTCGTTATCAGTTCCAACAGTGTTGTCTGCTTTGTACGAGTCAACATACACTCTCATTGAGTTATTTAAAGTACCTACAAACTTAGTGTTAGTTGGTGCTTCAAATGTACCCTCTGTGCTTCTTGCAAATGCAGAAGTTGTAGCAGACTGTAGGATTGTCAATGCTTGGTTGTTAACAACAGCAAAGTTACCTGCGCCTCTACGTGTACGCTGAGCGATCTTGTTCGCTACTCTGTTGATTTGAACTGCTAAAGCCGCATGTTCGTCACCAACAAATGTAGCAGTACCAGATACTGCAGATTGGTCATATGTTTCTTCAACTGAAGCCAAAGAACGCAATGACGCAAGGATCTCTTGGTCGATCTCAGCAGTAATCTCTTGGGCTAGTGCCGCCATGATTTCTGCTTCAACGTCGATACCTTGTTGTGCTTGTGCATCTTGTGCCGCTTCAAATGTCCAACGAGCAGATAGTTTACGAGTTTTCGCTTCTACTGCTTGTTTTAAGATTTGAATTGACATACGCTTACCAGGCTGACCTTCTAAGGCCGCTGTTGCGTCTGCTTTATCAGTTGATCCACCACCTGAATAGCCTAAGCCAATCTTGAATGGTGATAGTGCTTCTTCACCAGCAGTTACGTCATCAAATGAATCTGAGTAACGTACTCTTAGTGTGTGAATTTGAGCAACTGGTCCAGTCATAGGCTGTACTCCAACGATCTCATTAGCGATCACGGTTGGCATTACACGTCTAATTACTGGAAGAATTACTCTGTTTAGTGTTGCAACATTTCCTGCGGAAGTTGCACCAGCAGTTGCCGACTCAGCGAGATAACGTCTAGTGTTCTCGAGAGTGACGTCCATTACGCTTTTCTTCTGTCCGTTAAGACCTTCTAACAAAGCGTCTTTGGTTGCCTGCCAGTTTTCGTTGATTATTTCTGACATTTTGTCCTTCTCCTTTTTTAGTTTAATCCCGCTAGTTTGCGGAGTTCTATTAAGTTTGACTTTTCTTCTACCGTTTCTTTTACTTGCTTATTGCCTGTTACTTCTGTGCCTTCATTTAATTGTGCCTTTTTAACAGTAACAGACTTTTTGTCTTCCATCACTGCTGGTAGATATTTGTCAAATGCTGTGTGCAATTTCTCTGTTTGCACTGACTCTAGTAGTTCTGACATGATTGCTCGTTTGTCATTCCCTAATGGAGTCAACAACTCATTCATCACTGCAACACGTTTCGCGTCGTCTTTCGCTTTAGCAATTTCTGCTTGCTTAGATTCAACTAATGTATCTTTCTCTGTGATGACTTTCTTAGCCTCAGCCAACGCTTCTTCTTTCTCAGCAACGATCTTCATTAACTTCGCAGTTTCTGATTTTTCGTTTAAGTATGAGTTAGAATATTCATTAGCAAACGCTTCGAATAGTTTTCTACCAAAATTGTTTTCACGTGCTGAATGAATATCTTCTTTCAACTGTGAAATCTCTTCTGTTAGTTTCTTACTTACAGTTTCTTTAACAATTTCTGCTGACTTAGCAACAAATTTTGCTTTTACTTCTGCAAATTTTTCTTTGGCTTCTTTTACAAGGCGTACCTTGGTTTCTGCCAAATCTTTTTTGTCTTCTGCAAACTCGTTGATTTCTTTTGCAAGTTGCTTAACAATAAAGTCTTCCAACTTTGAAAAGTTTTCGCTGACCTTAGCACGGTCTTCGTGTAACTCTCCAATTTCTTTAGTCAACTGCTTGAGCATAAACTCCTGCAGTTTTTCAGAATGTTCACCGATCTTCTTCTTATATTCAACTCTTGCTTCTGCAAGTGCTTTCTTATCTTCAGCAATCTCAGCAATTTCTGATTCTAAACGTTCGGAAACCATGTTGTCAATCGCTTCGACCATGTTTTGCTTGTCATGTTCGTAACGTTTTGCAAATTCCTCACGGAGTTCGGCAGTAACAGTGTCTTTGTTTTCCTTTACCTTTTGATTCCATGCTTCTTGTAAGTCAGTGCGAACTTCCTCACCTAGTAAGCCTGTTTCAAAAAGTTTATTAAACATATCACTCATTGGCTTCTCCTTTTTGTTACTGCAAGCCTTTTATGACTCGTAGCATCTGTTCTTTGAGATACTTTTGTGCTTTAGCATCTTTCGATACTTCATGCGCCGCCCTAATCGCACTATAACCACCTCTTGTATTCATGAAGTGTTCATAGATTGGTGTAGGATATGCACCTGGCGCACTTGGTTGTGCTACCACATCTACTGTGATAATTTCAAATCCGTTAACTTCTCCACTGGATTCGTTAACTTCACCTGCTCCACGTGAACTGACTCCCAGTTTCACACCTGATTCTAACATGGTTTTTACAAGATTGCCCATTGGGGTTGGCAAAATTTTCATCTTGCCAAACCCATTAGGTCCATCCATCCACATATCTGTAATCATATGCGATACACGATCTAAATTTACTTTTAAATCATCTGGGTGATCAACTTCACCTAGCACAGAGTAACCGCCGTCGATCTGATCCTTGAGTGTCTTAACAGCGTTGCCTATCTCGGAGACAGGGTAGATACGCTGGTTTGCGTTTTTAACACCACCCTGAATACAAATGCCTTTTAAATAAAGGTTTTTGTTTTCCCCTTCACCTTGGGACTCAAGGGTGACTTTCGCCTGATCGAACGTAAGATGTTCTCTTAAGTATGCCATATTGGCTAACTCCTAATTACTCAGCACTCTTTGGTGCAGATGCTTTACTAAAAGTGTCTCCGGCTTTTGAACCTGGTTCATTCTCGAAAGATTTTCCCATGTCTTTTGGCTTTTGAGCACTACCGCCCTTTTCTTCACCGCCTTCGCCAATACCATGTGCTTTAGCATCGTTAGGTGCTTTAGCATTTTTTGCTACTGGTGATGCAGTTGCATCAGAACCTTCGGAATTATTCGGAGCAGAAACTTTTTCAACGTATTCACGCATAGTTTCGCCAGCGGATTTTGCTTGTTTTGCTTCGTCTACAACTTCTGCTTCTTCGTCTGTTGACTCAATAGCAGGTTCCATTGCTTCCTCTTCGGCTTCTTCTGATTCTTCTTCACCTTCTTCGCCTTCGTCCTCATCGCCTTCTTCTTTGTCGCCCATCATGGCTTCAAATTCTGCTTTAAGGTCGTCTAGTGCGTCTTCAAGGTCTACAACACGGTCTTCGATGTCTTCATGATCTTCTTCATGGTCATCCATTTTACCGTCGTCGTTATAATCGTTTTCCATATCATCGCCGGCTTCGTCGCTTACATCTTTCATCATCATGTCTGTAGCGTCGCCACCAACTTCTTCAACTGACTCTTCTTCAAAGTTTTCTTCAACTTTTTCTTCGTCTGTTGCTTCATCAGTTGCTTCTTCAACTTCGTCTTCTTTTGACTCTTCAGTTGCTTCTTCAACTTCTTCATCTTTTTCCTCAGACTCAATTAGTCCTTGGTAGATTTCTTTGGACTTTTCAACCACGATATCGTGGAAAAGTTCCTCTGCTTTATCTTTGTCTTCGTTCACGAGAAGATCAAGCAGTTGTTCAAATTTGCTTGTATCTGACATTGTATTTTTCTCCTTTAATTAATTTGTTAGGCAAGGCTGTCAACTGTATTTACGAAAAAACCACTTTTACCAGAGCAAATAGGCCTATTTTCAGCATTTTTGACAAAATGCCTAGTTTTTAAGGACTCTTTGGAACTCTGTATAGTCAATATTTCGTATATTTGCATAGTTATTTAACTGGGCGGGGCAAAAATCCCCAACATTAATTACCCTAAAAAACTCTATTTCAGGGTTATTCTTGATTACATTTTCAGTTTGACGCAACCAATTACCGTAATAAGTTGCTGGTTCTGCTGATTTTTTGTAGTTTTGTGTGTCTGCATATATGTTGTTAAACTTTTTTCCGTCTTTTAACCCCATATAATCGAAGCCTAATATGTATATTTTTTTGTATTTGTCTTTGCTTGCTTTGTAAAGTGCTGTAGGGCCTGAACTCCAACCTAGACTTGGTTGAAAATAATTTAGATTTGTGTAATTTTTATAACCATTGTTGTAGTTTGTCCACACAACATGATTATGATGATAACCGTCTGCAACAATCTCATGAATCATTTTAGGATCCACTGCGATTAACACATCTGGTTCAAAGGTTCGATAGACAGCATTACAGGCATAGATAGTTCCTTTGCCACGCAATGTTTCTAGATCTAAGTGTTGTCTTGAGGTACCGTTACCTAATACAAATGCTATGTCCATAGCACTATTTAAACGGTTTTATTACAGGCTTGCTTCTTCTTGAGCAGGTTGTCCGTACATTAGTTGAATAAACTCAAGTTCTTTTGCTTGTTCAACTTCTCTTGCTTCAGATGTACGTCTAATGTCATTGAGTTGTTTTAAAGTTAATCGTGTTTTTCTAGTATCACTAGGTTTGATCACAGAAATATCTCTCTGAGCATCGTAACGCATGTCGTCCTCAAAGTTTTTTCCGTTTTGATCAAAATAAAAGAATTCTTTTAATAACATAAACTTATTTACCTTACGTTTGCTATTGGCCGCCACCTATGGGTGGTAATCCTTCGCCGCCAGTTTCGTCTGCTGGTGGTTCTGGAGAATCTGCATCCGGCTCAGTTGATCCAAGCGTATCAAGATCAGTTTGTATTCCGCCCGGTGTTACGCCAGCACTACGCATTTCTTGTCCACTACCAATATTATTGATTGCTTCTCCTGAGTTTTCTTCACGCCACAATGATTCGTTTTCTGCCATTTCTTCCTGGCTTAGGCCTAGGAAACGTTTTAATGCAAAACGTTTGCTCATATAAGGAACTTCTTGTAGTGAAGCAAATGTGTTTACACGGGCATTATCCATTTCACTTTGTCTGTAACTAGCAAAGTTTTGTGGAGGATTCATTTCTAAATCAAAAAGGTTGTTGTCAATATTAACACCTTTTGCATTTAGATACATTTTAAATTCTCTATCAAATAGATATGCTACTAGATTTTGCAATCTTTCACAGTATTTGTTGAATCTTAATTCTTGAATATAAGCAGTACCTACCCTACCGTCATTATACTGTGCGGCAGAATCATCTGCGCCGGTAGGTAAGTATGAACTCGGAATACGTAAACCACGGAATAACTTGTTTGTGAAATATTTCAAGTCGTCAATTTCACCTAAATTAGTACCGCCTGGCAATGTATCAACTTTAGATCCACGTCCTTCTGCTGTTTGCGGAAAGAAGTAATCCTCATTAATTGATAGCGGATTAAAACTAGCGTCAATAACGTTAGTACCACCGCCAGTTGCTGACGGAATTCTACGTTGATGAATTTCATTTTTAACTCTTTCAACGAATCCCATAGCAAGGTGAGTAGGCATATTACCTACATCGATGTAAAATACTCTACGCTCTGGTGCTCTTTGCACACGGTAGATAATAATAGCATCTTCAAGTAATTCTTTCTGCTTATAAACCTTGAAGATAGATTCTAATAGTGAGTTACCAAACGGAAAGTTTCTATCTAGTCCTTCACTTAAACTTAAATGCACAACATGATCTGCTTCAATAGCCGCTTGATTTTGTGTTCTTTCGAAACGTGATCCCATTTGTTGTGGTACAGATCCTACAAATCCTTTACCATACGAACCACCTGTGGTTGTGTAATCCACCTGTCCGGTTGGTGCGTTAGGATTTTTTTGACTTACACTAAGATGTTGAAAGTTTACGTTGACATCTCTAATAACATACTGCTCAGGTTCTTTACCTTCGCTTTCATTAACAATAATTTTGTCTACTTTTGCAGGATCAATATGGAATAATTTAAATGTTTCTGGATCTCTAATAAAAAACGTATCACCATACTTGAATACATTACGTATAATTCTAAAAATTCTTCGATCAAATTGATTTAATTGTACCCATTGTTGCAAATAACTTTTTAAAATCTTTGTTTCAGAACCTGTTGCTTGATTTTTAAAGTTAATATTGAATGGTGTTTTGTTTTCTCTATTTTCCTGCGTACAGAATTCAGCAAGAATATCCAATGCCGCATTAACTTCTGAATCCATATCCATTGTTTCATACTGGCCGTATCTTTCAATTCTATTTGGATGTCCTGAATACACATCAGGCAAGAAACTTGAATAGTTTGTTCTAGCAGGTCCGCTTTGACCAGAGCCGGAAATTGGACTAGTATTCCCCGACGTGTCCTTTGGTGTATATTCTGTAAAGTATTTTTTCCAACTCATCTATCGTTCCTAAGCATAATTTTCTATTGCTGTTATTGTATTGTCTTGTCTACGCTGTAATTCTCTCATATCTTGGTGCAGTGTATTTAACGCATTTACTAATTGTACACGATTTTCTTTGGTTTCGTCAAGTAGTTTTTGC